TTCTCGTTGAGCGTGTCCAGGCCGTCGATGGCGAAGGTGCCGGCCGCTGTGTTGGCGACGCGGAAAACGCGGTTGTTCGCGTCATCCCAGCCGGACGTGAAGATGAACTCCTTGCCGTTGGGCAGACCATGCGCAGCGGCGCTGGCCACGGCGGGACTGGCGTTGGTCACAGCCGTGACGGCAATGGCCGCGGCGTAGACGGTGGAGATGAACAGCTTGCTGCCGTCCGGAACGGTATATGCCATGGTGGGCCTTTCGGAAATGAAAAAACCCGCCGAAGCGGGTAGAGAGTTGCGCCCGAGCGGGCAAGAAAACCGCCAGGCGGCGGAACTGGTCAGGGGCCTATCGAGCGCCCCAGATGGTGTAGGTCTGCAGGTAGCCCGGCGTCTCGTCGCCGTCGCCATAGGCACCGATGGGCTCGGATACCGGGCGCGCGATCAGCTGGGGCATCGCTGCACGCAGTGCGGCCTCGATGGTCTGCATGAGAGCAAAGGCCTTGAGCGGCGTGCTGTCCCAGGTGTTGATCTGGATCTGCACGTTGCGCTTGTCGGCCACCGTGTTGTCCAGCCACTCCAGCGGATCGCCGCCGATGTGCTGCCACGTCACGTAGGGCTGCTGGGTGCCGTAGGGCGCCGTACCGACATGCACGCGCGGACACGCGGCCAGCAGCACGGTCATGAGGTCAGATTCAAGCGCCACCGTAGGCCCCCTGTTCAAACAGCCGGCGCCACAGCTCAGCCTGGGCGGCCTTCTGCGCCTCCGGAAGCGAGCTGGCCGCGCTGCGCACAAATGCCTTGCCGGGCACCTGCTTCGGACTCGGGAGAGTCACGTAGTAGGCATCCTTCTGGGCTTGACTCGCGCGGCGGGGCGGGGGCGGCTGGCCGTCCATGCCGGGCCGTACCATGGGCCGCACCTGGCCGTCGTTGGTCTGGTAGTAGCGGTAGCGCTGCAGGTAGCCGAACTCCACCAGGTGCCCGTGGGGCGCCTTCTTGTGGTTCCAACTGATGTGGTACTCCGCCCTCTTCCCGTCCTCCGACTTCTCGCCGCTGAAGTACTGGTAGATGGAGCGGTCAAGGTTGCCAGTCACACGGCCCAGGCCCTGGACGTTGAGCTTGACGCGCTCGTAGATCACCTGAGCGCCGGCCTGGGCCATGGGCCGGATGGCCTCCTCCACGCCGGACTCCAACGCGCTGAGCATGTCGTTCACTGCGCTCAGGTCGAGCTCCATGCCGAACGAGTTGCCGCCGGTCAGCACCTTGCGGCGGCCATCGCGTCCCGGATTGGATAGGGTGCGCGTTGCCATTCAATCCTCCTTCAGGACCTGCCTTGGATGAGCTCGCACACCAGATCGATGTACTCGCGGGTTGGCCCAGGCAGCACGGCCTTGAGCTCGTAGACGTTGCCGTCGAACAGCACGCGCATGCCCGCGTCCACGCCAGCGCGGCGGCGGATGCGGATGCTCGCGCGGACGATGGACACCTCAGCGTCTGCTTTTATCGTGCCCAGGCCAGACTTGTGCAGCACGCTGGCTGCGATGCGGCCCGGGGAGATGTTCTCCCAGGCCTCGGGCTCGGGCGTGCCCCAGCCGTCTTTGCCGCCCGTCTTGCGCTGGATGTGGATGCGGTCTCGAAGGGTGCCGGCCTGCATCAGAAGCCTCCCGCCGTGTTGATGTAGGGCAGCAGCAGCCAGTCGGCACCCATCGGGATCTCGGCGGCCTGGCCTGGGGCCACGACCTCGCGGTTGGCGTACAGGTGCCCGATGATCAGCTGCGCGGCCGAGTGGATGGCCTCATCGATGGCCACGCCGACGACCCCCTCCGGGATTTCGGCCTGGTCCTCGTAGAGCTTGGCGAAGATCTTCCCCTCGATGGCCAGGTACGCAGCAGCGATCCAGCCTTCGATGAGGGCGTCCTCCTCATCACCATCGACCCGCAGGTGCAGCTTGGCCCGCGCGAGGTCAATCCTCTGCATGGGCCTGGCCCGGGAAAGGCTTGACGGGCGAGCCCACCGAGCGGGCGTAGGCCACGGCGTCGGGGTGCGGGTCCACGCTGCCGGCGTAGGCCTGAGCGATGGTCTCGGGCATGCCCTCGATCACATCGTCAGGCGCGAAGCGCACGCCATCGATGGTCGCGGCGGCCAGGACGCGCACATCGACCAGCACCAGCTCCTGTGGGCCGGAGTCTTGCTGCACGTCAGCGCCAGCGCCCTGCCCGCCTGCGGCCCCAGCCGTAGCCGGGGCCTGGGTCTCGCCGGCCTGTGCAGTCTCATCGGCGCCCTGCTGCTGGACCTGCTGGCCTGCGGCCTGGTCGGCGACCGGCGCATCGGCTGCCGTGGGAGTGGGTTTCGGTTTCGTTGCCATGTCGGCTCCTTGAGATGCGGCCCCAGCCGTAGCCGGGGCCTGGGTTCATGAGCGGCCGATCAGGTGGCCGAGTTGGCGTAGGCCTTGACGGCGCCGCCCACGTCCAGCAGGTTGCCGCCGCTACGGCAGAAGGCCACGAAGCCCACTTGGCCCTTGAGCGTGTATGCGCTGTCGGTCATGCGGAACAGGGTGACGTCCATCACGTCGCGGATCAGGTACTTGCTGAAATCGCCGTACAGGATCGACTTGGCATTGGCTGCCATGGCGGCCATGTTCTGGTTGATGTTGATGGCGCGGCCCATCAGGCGGTCAGGGGCACCGCCAGGGTTGCCCTGCTCGTAGCCCGGCACGAAGATCGGGCGACCCTGGGTGTCCTTGATCTTGCGCACCACCTTGAGCACGTCGTCATGGAACATGTAGCCAGCGCGCTGGCGATAGATCGGATCCACCGAGTGCTCCAGGTCCACCAGGTCGTCGTAAGTCACGCTCGTGGTTTGGCCCGTGGCGCCGGTCTTGCCAACAGAGGCGCCCGTCACGATGCCGCGAGGCTGGCCGGTGCCGGTGCCCACGGTCTGGTGGCGGTTCTGGATGCGGCCGAGGCGCAGCTGCAGCAGCGACTTGATGTAGGCCTCGATGTCGATGAACGAGTCCTGCAGCAGCTCGAAGGGCAGCGCGATGCTCTTGGAGCTGTACTTGTAGACGTCCATGGACGCCTGGCCGAAGGTGGTTTCGCCGTTCGTGACCGCAGCGTTCTGACCAACGATTTCGCCCTCCTCCGCCGTCGCGTCGGCCGTGGGAAACAGCATCTGCGCGCCGGTCGCCGTCTGAATCGCGCTGGCCACGGCGCGGACGCCGCCCATCTGCTTCATGGCTTCGAGCAGGGAGCGGCTGAACTCGGTGGCCACGGTGTAGCCGCCCTCGGAGCCGGTCGTGGTGGACATGGCGGCGCGGATGTCGGGATTTTGGCGCGCGGCCATGGCATTGCGCTGCTCGGGCGACAGGTTGGACAGGCCGCCAGTCAGCATGGCGCGCAGGGCCTGAGATTCTTCGGTGCGCCCGCCGCCTTGGACCGTGGCCTGGTTGAGCGCGGCCTCGTGCTCGGCGCGCTCGTCGCCGGCCACCTGGTTGATGCGGTTCTCGCGGGCGATCTCGCCGTCGATGGCCTCGATCTCGTTGAGGATGGTGTCCAGGGCCGAGGCATCGGCGGACGGCATGCGCTGGTCGGCCGGGGTCTTGGCGTTCAGTTCGGCGGCGGCCTTGGCCTTCGCGTCACGCTGGGCGCGCAGTTGTGCAAGTTTGCTCATGGTGAGCCTTTCTTTCAGGTTGTGACCGCTCGCGCAGGTCGTTCGGACATGAAAAAGCCGCCTCGGTGGGCGGCGGTCTCAGTTGCGCGAGGCGCTTACTGATGGGAGAGGCGGGCCAGCATGCTCAAACGCTGCTGCTGGCGGGCGCGGTGGTCTTCGGTGGCGAACTGCTGGTCGTTCGCGGGTTCAGTCTTGGGCGTGGGCTCTGGCTCGTCGCAGGGGTCGCGCGGCGCGTTGGCGTAGGCCGAGAGGTTCCAGGCCTTTGCGTTGGCCCTGGCGCTTGCGCGTGCCTTGGCGTCGCTCGCTGCGATGGAGGTGGCGAAGCCGTTCTCCCGCGCCTCGTCGGCCGTGAACCACGTTTCCTCGGCCATCCATTCGGAGATCTGCTCCAGCGCCTTGCCGGTCTTGGCCGCGTAGGTCTCTGCCAGGGTGCCGTCGATCTTGTCCAGGAGGTCGGCCTCCTTGCGCAGGTCGTTGGCGTTGCCCCACATGCCGGTCCATGCCTTGTGGATCATGAACATGGCGCCCTTGGCCATGATGACCTCCTCGCCGGCCATGGCAATGAAGGTCGCCGCGCTGGCCGCGATGCCGTCGATGTGCACGATCACCTTGGCGCCGTGCTCACGCAGGGCCTGCTCCATGGCGCGGGCCGCGAACACCGAGCCGCCTGGGCTATTGATGCGCAGATGGATGGTGTCCACGTCCAGATCACGGATGGCCTTCACGAACGGCCCCGGGGCGATGCCGCCCCACCATTCGGCCTCCAGCTCACTGGATACGATGTGGTCGTAGAGGTAGACCTCGGCCTCGCGGTCGGCGGCCTTGGCCACCACCTCGAACTTGCGGGCACTGGCGCGGCGGTTGTCCGCGTAGAGCTTATTGAGTCGATTTTTCATTGTTTCCCTTCCCGTCATCTTTTCCGGGGTTGCCGGGGTTGCGCAGCAGGCTGGCGTTCGCCGGCAGGTTCTCGCGGCGGCGCACCTCGCTGGCGTCCATCCACGGCATCTCGCCGGCCCGGCCCATCGCGATGCGGTAGGCCTCGTACCGGGTCTTCAGGTCGGCCCGCTCCAGGGCCTCGACCATGTGCTCCAGAAACAGTTTCTCGCGCACGGGCCAGAACTTGCGGTTCAGCTCCTGCTTGATCGGCGTCAGGTGGCGCTGCAGCGTGTAACGCACGAAGCCGATGCCCTGCTGCTCGATGCCCGTGCCAAAACTGGTCTGCTTGTCCGTGTGGCCGATCATGTGCGGCGGTACGCCCAGGATCCGGGAGATCTCCTCCACGTTGAACAGGCGGGTGGCAAGGATCTCTGCATCCTTGCTGTTGATGGACAGCTGTGCCGGCTCCAGGCCACCCGAGAGGATCAGCGGTCCGCGACCGCCGTTCATCGCCCGCGCCAGCAGCGAGGCCTTCAGGTCGCCCAGCTGCTTGTCGGAGAGCCGACCAGGCGCCTTGAGCGCGTAGTCGATGTTCGCGCCGCTGGCGAAAAACCGGCTTGTGTGCTCCTGGGCGGCGATGGCCGCGCCGATGGCCTCGCGCCCTGCGAAGGTGATTGCACTGGGGCTGCGCAGGCCGTCGAAACCCAGGCTCGGGACGTGCAGCATGTCCGCGCTGTCCAGCGTGTATGCCGGCCCGCCGTCTGAGGGATTGATGCGGTACAGCACCTTGTCGCCCTTCTTGAACGGGTCCACGCTCAGCGGATGGTGCGGCTTGAGCGCGATGATCTTGGAGCTGCGCACGCTGGAGCGCACCAACTCGGCGAAGCCATCGCCCTCGAAGAGCTTGGCGCTCATCAGGTACTCCCAGAACGTGAAGGCGGACCAGACGCCGCCCGCGTTCTCGTTGAGCAAGTACCAGTAATCGTGGTCCACCTTCTCGCGCGTGTCTCGCTCATAGATCGAGATGGGAAGCGAGGCGATAGCGCCCGCGACCAGCGAGACGGCGGCATAGACCACCGACACGCGCATGGCCGTTTCCTTGGTCACACGCACACCGGCCGCCGAGCGGCTCGAAGCGCCCAGCAGGTTCGCCAGTTCGCCCATGGACGTTCCGCTGCTGGTTACCTCGTTTTCGCCCAGCGCCAGCAGGCCGGCGCGCTCTGCCGCACCCTCGCGGCCCGCGATCCAGCCGGACAGCACGCGGCTGCCGTGCTGATGCGTGGTCATATTGAAAGTCTGTGTCATCCCAGCTCCAGTGAGTAAATCGCCGGGCCGGCCTTCGCCTCCGGATTCAGGGCCATGAGATACACGGCATCGAAAAGGGCCATCAGCAGATCGATCTTGCCGACGCCGCTGGCCTGCTTGGTGATGGTCACGGCGTTGCCCTGCATCACCGTCTTGGCGTTGCCCACGCACCAGGCCATGAGGGCGCTGCCGCCGTGCACCAGCTTCCTGGCAGCGACGTGGCGCTCGGCCGTCTTGATCGCTCCGTTGAGCTGGTAGCCCTGCGGGATGCCCACCACCTGGTCTGCCTCCACAGGCCCCGGCTCGTCCTCTGTGCCCACCAGGGCGTCATAGATGGCGCCCAGGCCCAGGCGGTCCACGCCCACCTTGTCGAGCAGGCCCGTGTCCACGATCTGCTCCACGATCTGGACCACCTCCTCCACGTCCTGGCCGACCCGATCCACCAGCACCAGGTCTCCGGCCTTGATGAAGTCGCGGTACTTGGACTCCTCGGACTTGCGTCGCTCCAACGCGATCTGGTGGATCCAGCCGCGGCCCCAGGAAAGCCATTTCCCGGTATCAGCCTCGCGGCCAACCACAGCCAGGCCGAGCAAGTCATCCAAGCCGCCGCCATCGATGCCGACCTCTACCACTTCGCTGCGCTCCAGCAGCTCCTCCAGCGAAAACACGGGGATGGCCGCAGCCTCCCAGAAGTCAGCGCCAGCCCAGCGGTCGGAGCGCAGGTTGAGCCCGATCTCGACGTTGAGGTGCTTGGCCCAGAACTCCTTAAGTCCCTGCTCGCCCTTTTCCTCGGCCTCGCCGTGCAACTGCGCGATCCGCTCGATGTCCACGGACGCGCCCCAATTGGGATTCGTCACATGGGCATTGGCAAGATCCTTGTGCGCGCCCGCTTCCAGCATGTGGCGCGGAAACTCGTAGATGACCGGCAGGAACTTGCGGTCCACCTTTTCGCCGTCGCGGACTTTGCGGGCATAGGCCAGCTTGTCCTTAAACACCCCCGCTGGCGGTTCCTCCGACTGCGTGGTCGCGTAGATCACGAAACCCTCAGGCCGGGATGCCAAGCCGCCCGTGGCCTCCAGCAGCATGTTGGAGGCCCGCCCCTTCTTGCCGAATTCGTGCAACTCATCCACGAAGACGAAGCCGGCCTTCTTGCCCGTGACCGTCGCCTCGTCGGCGGCCACCACCTTGAGGAACGCTCCAGTGTCCTTGTGGGTGACCAGGCGGTGGTAGTCCTGGACCTTGAGCATGTCCGACAGCTCCTCATCGGCTTTGATGAAGGCGCTGATCGGCTTGTAGCTGTTGTTGGCCACCTCCAGCGTCGGGCTCAAGATCAGCAGCTCGGCCTCGTCGCGCCAGTTCATCAGCAGCGCCGTCAGCATGATGGCCGCTGCAATAGTGCTCTTGGCGTTCTTCTTGCTGACCATGAGGAAGTACTCATTGATCAGACGCCGGCCCTCGGGGCTTTCCGCACCGAAGATCGTGCGCACCAGATCTCGCAGCCATGGGCGAGCTACCTCACCAATCGTCACGCCGCCCAGGTCCACCAGCCTGAACTGGCTGCAAATCGACCAGGCCTCATCAGCTACGCTGGGGAACAGGGGCGGAGAGACGATCAGGCTTTCGCCCGCGACGATGCGGCGCTCCCAATCTGGGCACGAAGTTGTCCATTCCATTGCGATCTCCAGCGTTGACGCCGGAAACCGGCTATGACTTGCCACCCTGCAATGCAGTCAGTGCAGGCGGCTGGCGACGACCGAAGCGCGACTCACGGTTTTTCTTGCGCTCCGCTTCAGCCTCCTGCTTGGCGCTCTTGGGCGCCGGCTTGGGATGGCAGTACTGCGCCGCCAGCGTGGCGGCCTGCATGCGCAGCGGCGGTGGCAGCTTGGGATTTCGCATCACCTCCAGCAGGTAGTCCAGCGGCATGAGGCCGGACAGGTCCGGTTCAGGCTCAGGTGGCGCGGGCCGCTCCTTGCCAAATGGCCAGGTCGGCGGGGCGTCCTCTGGCTTGAAGCCCTCGGCATCCACCGTGGGCGCCGCGCGCCTCTTGTACTTCCTGGGCTCCGGCGCCTGGGCATCTGCTGCCGGCGCGGCTGGTGGCGTCTTCTTTGGGCGGCCAGCACCGGGCCGAGAGCCCCCTCTTGGCATGGCTCACCTCTTTGATTCTTTGATTTCTTTGATTTCCGTGATTCCCCAGAATTCAAAGGACCGAATTTCCCTGCTGTCGCAACGGGTTGCAGCCGAAACCTCATGTGGCCGACTGCCCCGAAACAATCAAACAGGGGGCTTTTTTGTGCGCGTGCGGAACAGGGCGGTATCCAGGGCCGAGGCTCCCAGCCTTTGAACCCACCCCTCCCCTCGACCGCCTCGGCCATGCCCCTGGCTCGCGTCAGACGGGCTCAGGCGCGGCGATCAGCCTTCGAGCGATCTCTCGCCTCCCGCGCCGTCTTCTCGACGTGGCATCCGCGTTTGTTTCCCTCGGCGTCGTAGCTGACGCACAGGCACTGCCTGTTGTCGTCGGCGTCCTCGCCGCCATGCCACAGCGGGACGATGTGATCCAGCTCGAAGGGTCGGGACGTGCCCGGCGTGATGTCAATCAGTTCGCCGCAGCAGGCGCAGCGCGGGCCGTCTCGCAGCCAGATCCTTAGCCGGGCCTCCTGCCTGGATCGCCCTCGGGCGCGGCCAGTAGCGCCCAGGCGCGGGGCCTGCTGCAGCCTGCGGGAGTCGGCCATTGGGATCCGCAGTGGCAGCGCGGTGATGCGTGGTCGCTGTCCCATAGCAGGCCCTCAAATAAGAAGCCACCCGAGGCGGCCAGACGAAGGGGAAATTAATCTTAAACGCCCCTACGCGCCGATCTCCTGGAGCCAGCGGCTGCCAATCTCGCTGGATAAGAATAAAGCCTCTCCAGAAGTGCATTAGCGAAATCTTGAAGATCTTCTGCATCTTCTGCGGTTAGCGTTCCTTGGTGAGCACCGTCGTTGCCATCCTCTTTAAGGCAGTGGGATAGATCCTCCAACGCCTTATCAATTCTTCCCGTATTAAATAACCACTGAAGTCGCAAGCCCAATGACCGGCGAATCTTGGAATTCAGACCATCAGCATCCCCCTCTGGCAGCAAGGAAGCTGTAGCTTTATCCAAACACAACCTAAACATCGTGCCGGCAGCATTAAAGCAGCCGACTTGCACACAGGTGGCGCCCTCTATGTAGCAGGAATTTATATCCTCAGGCAAATGCTCTGGAGGAGTAACTATTGAATTATCGCGAATTGAAACGTAGCCCAATACATGAAGCCACCCTGACGTGCCTCCCGTTTCACTGAGATATTGAATCAACCTGTCGCCATCAACCCCCTGCATGCCGCGACATTTGAATATGGTTGATTGATCGCAGCTTCTACACGAACCAAATACCTCAGCATCGACGCAGCCATTTATATTCCGCGCGACGACTACAGAGCCGGCTATATCGAAGGTTATTCGTTTAGCACCGCAGCGTGGGCAGTTATGTACAAGTTCAGCCATGCGACACATTGTGTCAGAACTTGTAATTGTCCCCATCGGACTTGCGGCGCAATGCCGCTGTGGATGCGCCGTTCGCTTCGCAAGCAGCACCGTGGCAGCTCACGGTGGAGACCTCCTGCGCACTATTCGCACAGCGCGCGCCCTGACTGGCTCAGGGCGGAAACAGAAAAGCCCGCAAGGCGCAAACCGTGCGGGCTTTAGACGTGTCTTTCCATCGAAGGCTCGCTGACGTCGCTACAGGCAGGCATCGGCGCGGTTTGACGGTGACGCCGGTCAGCAGGATTTTTCCTTGCGAACCGGCAGTCGCAATTTTAAACAGAAACTTGCACCCGTCAATGCCTGCCCGCAGTTTTTTGCTTGATGCCGTGTCTCGCGTCGGCCACGCATGCGCTCATGTAGCTCAGCGCCAGCCGCTCGGTGTCGTTGCCCTCGGGTTTCTTGCCAGAACCGCCGCAGCAACCGCATGCGTCGCCCGACAACTCGGTCTCACTCCACTTCTGCAACTGCTTGCCGCGCCCCTGGCAGACAGGGCACGCCGGGTCCAGCCAGCGCAGCACGATGTCCGTGACCGACTCGTCGGGCAGGTCGTCCAGCAGCAGCTTGATCGCCAGGTGGCGGCGTACGGCAGAGAGAGATCGCAGGCGCTGCGACAGCATGGCCTTCTCGCTGCGGTATGTCGCCTCCAGGTGCTTGCGGGCGGCGTCGCTGCTTTCCTTCGTCACCTTGGTGATGCCCTTGCCGAGAGACTTCTGAGCAGCACGGGCAATGTCGCGGCGCGTGGGCCGGCTCGGGATGCGGCACGCCGATGCGTCCCACTCGGACTGCAGGCGCATGAGCAGCGTGCCGAACCGGGCCTTGGAGAGGCCTGCTGCAATCAGGTAATCCACATCACCCGTGGTTCGGGCGTCCACGCGCAGGGACATGGAGTGCGTCGCGGCTGCGTACAGCTCTTGCGTCGTTGGTACTTCGCTCATGGGTTGCTCGCTTTCTTAAGGGCCTTGGCCTTGGCTCGATATGTGTCGCGGACCTCGGTCAGCTCGGGACGGGTCCACTTGCGGACCAGGTTGTCAGCCTCCAGGGCCTCCACTCGCTCCAGACCGATGCGCTCGACCAGACGAATGCGGTAGTCGATTGCGTTGCCCGCCAGGTACTGGTTGTCGTGCTTGGACTGCGCGTGGCAGTTGTCTTCGTTGAAGCGCAGATGCGACGCGGCACCTGTGCTGCGGTAGTGACCGGCGTCCACCGCGTTGCCCGACCAGTCCAGAGGGCGGCCAGAGCTGATGCAGGCATGGCCTGCAGCCTGGTCACGGGCGCGGATGAAGGCATTGAATGCCTGCTGCGCCTCGCGGAGCAGCTCTGGCACGGTCTTCAGCGCTTCCTTGCGCCGGCGGATCTCGGCGCGCTCCACCTTGGCCTGCACCCGGACCTCGCGCGCCTTCTTCTTTTCCTGCTTCTTGCGATGCGCAGCGATCCAGGCATCCTTGCAGCCGTCGTGAAGGACGTGGTGGGCCTTGTCCTCGGGCATGCGGACCTTGCAGTGCTTGCAGCGGTTCGGCTTCGCGCTCTTCAGCATCCAGCCTCCTGCGGGCTGTTGCCCAGCGCCAGCGTGTGCTGCGCAACCAAGCGCTGGCCGAAGAACACCACCTTCTGTGCGTCATACAGGCCGTCCGTGTAGCCCTTCTTCGACTTGCCTTGCCGAGCCGCGCACATGCGCCAGATTGCCTTGAAGGCATTGCCCTCGGCGTAGTTCATGCCCAGAGCCTCGATCAGGTCGTTGCATTCGGCCATGTACGGCGCGCGGCCTTCTGTGGTCGGTCGCTCCACCGCCACGCTGTAGTAGCTCACGCTCCCTCCCGTGTACTCGCTCATGCTGTCTTCCTTGTGAGTGCTGAAACCATGGTGGATAGGCCGCCAGCGCCAGCCGGCTTGACTGGGTGCTTGCCGTTGCGGATGCGCCAGACCAGGAAGCCGCTCACGCCGAATGCGGCGCCTGTCTTCGCGCAGCTATCGGTGCTGGCCAGGATCTGGCTGACCATCTCGGGCGTCACCTTTGTGCGGCCCAATGCAATGGAGCGGTTCGCCAGGAGGCGGCGAACCCGGCCCTTGAATATCCCTTTGCTGCGCACGTAGCGGCCAAATGCGGCATCCGTGGCGCAGCGGATGTGTTCGGGGTTCACGCAGGCCGGGTTGCCACAGGTGTTGAATACCCGATGCCCTGGAGGCACAGCAACGCCCTTGGTGACGTGGTAGACAGCGCGGTATCCACACTGCGCGGACATCTTTCCTCCACGAGCCAGATTCGGGGCATAGATGAACGGGACGCGATCATCGCCACGGGTTGCGCCGCGCCACAGCCAGTGTCCGTCCTCGTCGATGTAGCAGCGGCCTTTGATCTCCTCGAGCGTCCGCATGGTCAGTAGTCCTCCGCGTACTTCTTGGCGCCACCGGCATCAGCCTTCGACGGAGCAGCCAGCGAGGCAGTGGACTGGTTCCACAGCTGGTACTGGCCCTCGAAATGCAGCGCCAGCTCGCCTTTCCGGCCGCCGCGAGCCTTGCCCAGGCCGCAGCCCTTGGTGATGCAGCCGTTGTCGGCGGGCGCGTGGTCCCACAGGAAAATGATCGTGTCCGCGTCCTCTTCGATGGCGCCGCACTCTTTGAGGTCCGACATCTGGGGGCGCGGGTTCGTGCGCTTCTCGACATCCCGGTTCAACTGGCTGAGCAGCACGACCGTGATGCGCAGCTGCTTCGCCAGGCGCTTCAGGCCGCGCGTGATGTCTTCGAGCTGGGTGCGGCGCTCCTTGCGCGGGTCGCCCTGCATCAGCTGCAGGTAGTCCACCACCAGGGTCTTGATGCGGTACTTGCGGACCAGCCCGCGCGCCTTGGACGTGACCTCGGCCAGGGTCAGGCCCGGCACGTCGTATAGGTACAGCGGCAATTCACGGATGGCCTCGACAGCCTCAGTGACACGCGCCCATTCGTCGTCTGTGAGTTGGCCGGTCTGGATGCCATCGAGCGGCACGCGGCCCTTGTTCGCGACCGTGCGGTCCACCACCTCATCGTTTTCCATCTCCATGCCGAGGAAGGCAGTGGGGATGCCGTCGGCGGCCTGGCGCTCGGCGATCTGCTGCGCCAGGCTGGACTTGCCGACCGAAGGGCGGGCAGCGATCACGACCAGCTTGCCGTCAGCGAATGCGCTGGGCGCCATCCGGTCGAGGGCCGGGAATCCGGAGGAGCGGCCCGCCTTGGTCTTGCCGTCGGCGCGGCTCATCAGGCGATCAATGAACCCGCCAGCGAACGCGGAAACGGGCTGGGGCTCGGTGCCGGCCTTGCTCTCCAGCACACTCTCCAGCGCCAGCACCGACGCGCCAACGCGCTGCTCGATGGTCTGCGTGCCGTCGCAAGCGAAGCCGGACACCTGATAGGCCACGGACCGGAGGGCGCGCTCCTTGGCGTAGCGGGCGATGGTCTCCGCATGGGTGGGAACGGCCCGGGGGGAGCAGTAGCCCTTCGCCAGTTCGTTGACATCCGACCACACCACGTCCTGGCCCTGCAGCGATTCCATGACGGTCACAAGGTCCACGAACTTGCCGGCCAGGATCAGCTTCTCAGCCGCGAGCCACAGCGTGCGGTGAAGCGGAACACAGAAGGCGTCGGCCGAGATGATCGCCGCGGCGGTGTCGTATGCCTCGGCCCCGTTGGCAAGCACGGCGCTCAGCACGGCGCTTTCAGCCTCGCCGGAGAACAGCAATTCCTCTTCGGGCAGGTCAAAGGCTTTCATGCCGCCTCCCTTGCTGCTGCAGCAGCGTCAGCCACGCGCTTTGCCTGCTGGCCTTCGCTGGTCCACTGCGCCGGGCCGTCAGCGTGCACCGTCCACAGCCTGTACCAACGGTCCCGCACCGAATTTGCGAACACAGCGGGCCAGTCCTTGTACTTTTTTCCCTTGCGCAGGCCGGTCGTGTGCTCCTCGCGAAAGCGCAACCAGGCGATCTGCGCCATGTCGTCGCTGATGCCGGCGTCGGTCATGTCCTGGCGGATGTGATGGTCCTCAGGAATCGGCTTCACGTTCTGCGCCTTGCAGTCAGCCAGGTAGGTCTTCAGCGTGATCGACTTCGAAGCGGGTGGGGAAGAGCGCGAGCCCTCGCGCGTCTCTCTCTCTTTATCTTCTTCTTTATCTTCTTCTAGGCCGTTACCTTGGCGTTGCTGTAACGTTTCATCGCCGTTTCCATCTTCGTTACCTGAAACGTTTCCACCACCGTTACCAGATTCGGCCTTCTTCTTCTCGCGGTGCTTGGCCACGCGCGCCGTGCTGTTGTCGCTGCGCATCTGGCGCTTCTCCCAGCCCAGGGGTTGCCAGTCCTCTGAGATCAGGCCACCGGCAACCAGACGCTTCTTGACCTCGCGGATCACAGCGTGGTCAATCCACATGCGCTGAGCGACGATGCGGTCCATCAGGTCGGGGGCGGCGCCGCTGTCGAGGGTGCCGTCGCACTTCAGCGCCAGCAAGCCGATGAAGTGGCGTTGGTCTTCAAATGCCAGGGCGATGATCTTGGGATCGTTGAGGAACTCGGAATACATCCGGAACCAGGGGTAGCTGCCTGCGTTGCTCATGCCGGGCTCCTCGCGTTGTCAGCCGCGTGCTCGGCATCGAGGGCAATGGCCACTGCCTGCAGGGCGGACACAGCCTCGGCGATCTCGCCACGGATGTCGGCGCGGTCGTTATCGCTGATGTTGTTGTCGGCCTTCGAGCGCGTGACCGCCATCAGAACATCGGCGCACTCACGGACAGCCACAGCAGAGGTCTTGGTCAGGCACTTTGGACCGTCCTCCGTGCGGGCAGGCAGCGCCAACATGCCGGCCTTGAACGAGAAGACCGTGCCCAGGGCGTGCGCCTCAGCGCAGTTCGCCTCACGGCACATGTCCGCGATCAGCTCCGCATCCAGCAGCCCGATCTTGTGATGGGCCGAAGAGCCGCTAAGCTCCTTGCGCAGCACCTCGTCGGATTTGTTCAGGCGGGCTGCCAGGGCCGGACGACCACCGGGGTAGTTAGCGACCATGCGTCGCAGCGCATCAAGGGAGTTCATGTCCGGGCTCCAGAAAAAAGGACGTTGCGGCCGTTACCGCTGGAAACGAAACTCGCTGCATGAAAACCAAAACAACGAGTGAGAGAGGTGCCCGCCACACCCTGGGCTATGCTGGGAGTTCCTACACAACCAGCGCCAAGGAGGGCGGACATGAAAATCGACAAGGAACTGATCGGGCCAGCAGCCACACTGGCCAGCGCGATCCTCTCGAAGGTCGAGCGACAGCATTCGGAGTTCGATCGGGATGTCATCGCCAGCGCGTTCGAAGAGGCGTACTTCACGCTGCTGGAGGGCATCCAGCGGGTCGAGAAGGAGCTGGATCGGACAGAAAAGCCAACCGAGTACGAAGTGTTCTTCCCGAAGTAGGCCGCTCAGCTTCCAGTCGATCCCGTATGCCCCGCTTCATGCGGGCGTACAGACTGGAATCACGGAACCGGCGCCTGTCGCGCAGGCGCTGCACGGACTCAGGAATGGGCCCGCCAAAGCGGTATCGCTGCTCAGCCATGGGTGGCCTCCTGGGTCTGGGGGGTGGGCTGCGCCAGCTCGGGCAGCGGGAGATCGCCGTACAGGTGGTCGAACGTCAGCGCCAGACCTAGCCCGCTTGCGTACTCGATAAGCCGCCGCGCACGGGGGGTGGGCATCATCTGCCCGTGCTCGTAGTAGCCAATGTTCCCCTGGGTGCAGCCGATGACTTGGCCGAGCGCCTGCTGGGTGAGGCCAAGACGCTTGCGAATGGGCTTGAGGTTCTTCATGCCCAACATCATAAGTCGGACTGCTAACTAATTCAACAGTCCGACTGTTTTGAATTCATGAGCCCTACTAATACCCTCAGTGAATGCCCGCTTTGCCCCTGACCCTCGAACAAAAAGAAGACGCCGCTCGCCTGAAGAAACTCTTTCTCTCATGGAAGACGGGGCGCAAAGCACGGGGCGAGCCCGCATCTCAGGATGCGTTCAGCGACTTGGTGGGCATCACGCAAAGCGCCGTCAGCCAGTACCTGAACGGGGCCATCCCCCTGAACCCAGCCGCCGCCGCGAAGTTCAGCAAGGTGCTCGGCTGCCAGATCAGCGAATTCAGCAGCACTGTGGCCAGCTTGGCCAGCGAAATCGGAGAGGCGGCAATTCCGATGGCGTCGAGTGATTCGCCTCCGCGCATGGACATCACAGAGCTGTCCCGAGCGGAGGCGCAGCTTGTACTGACATTCCGCGAGCTCCCAGAATCAGCCCGGGATCAACTCGCGGCTTTCGCTGGTCAGCTACGGCAGGAATCGGCGACCAGAACACTCCGCGCGCCGCCGGCGCCGAAGCAGGCGCCTGTCAAGCGCTCGCGCAGGGTCGCCGAGCCCGTGGATCACTAAACAACCGCCCGGCCTGGCCCGAGAACCTGCGGGATGTCATCCCAGTGGAGTACGGGAACCAGCTGAGTAGATCGCCGCCTGACCAATGCGCCCAGCGCCACCAGGTCTTCGATCTCCTCCGGCGTCAGCTTTGGGGATAGCTTCGCCACCACCTCCGCATACACGTCGATCACGAAACGGGGCTTGGGGAGCGGCCCGTTGTGCTCCTTGATCATCTCGATCAGCTGCGTTGCATCCATTTGTCCGATCCTCCTTGTCCGCCTCTACACCGCGGGCTTGTATCAACTCCCCTATCGCAAGCTGCCGATAGGGCTCACCGAAAAGCAATGTGTGCGCACAGGCACAGCACATCGCCGCCAAACCAGCCAGCTGCTGCGCCGTGGGCGAGCTCTCGCCCCGCTCCCATTTGGAGATGGTCTGGCGCGTAACCTGCAGCGCTTCAGCCAAACCATCCTGTGACAGCGTCACCTTCGTGCGGGCTGCCTTCAGTCGTTGGCCGAACAGCTTCTTTGAATCGTGGTTCATAAGAATACCTGTTGTTTTATACAGTGTTGCACAGACCCCGAGCCGGTGCAACAGCAATTTGCCCGCAACGGCGCGCAACGCAACGCCCCGTTGCGCAACGCACAGTTGCGTTGTCAGAAGCCCAATGCGGATGCCGTAGGCGTGCTATCAAATTAAGTTACATGCAGAAAAATTAGCCTGACTGTTGACTTATTTTATAAGTCCGACTGATAATTCAACCCAGCGCGACACAAACAGGTTGCGCCGGGTGAGGTGATCGGGCCGCGCTCTACCGGATCTCTAACAACCTGCCGCCGATGTTGCTGGCCCTACCTGCAGGGCCTTCGTCCGGCACAAGCACCAGCGGGCATGGGCCGCTGCTCTGCTCTGGCAGTCCTGCCAGGCCACAGTCCGCCAAAGCGCGGTAGACGGGTGAATTGGTGAGGCAAACAGGGTTGCCAAGAACAGCAAAGCCCTCCGGCACCGCCGGCGCCCGCCCTGAGCGACATCAGGGCGCAAACCAAGGGGTTCAGCGCCAGCTGCAGAGCCCCTTGGCTTGAAGTCGCGTGCACCCCCTGGCGGGGTCGGATCTGCAAAGGCTTGGTGCACACCAGCGACTCTTTTCACCCACGGCGAAACCTGAGCCGCCGGAACGCTCAGGGAGAACGAATGGAGGCTGTCATGTAAGCGCATCTTCACAACAAAGCAAATAGTTGATTTGGAGTTGTCCGCCCTGGCGACGTTAAAGGCCAGGACCATCACAGATAGGGAATGCGCAGGCTGATGCGACAGAAGGAACCTCGGGCGGATAGGCCAAACGGGTCGCAACCGTACCTTGTAACGCCGCCAAGCCGGAGATCAGCACCGGCCCCTACCTGTGATGGCAAATCGTGACAGGTACTTGCCCACCTGCAACCAGTGAAAGTCTGGCGCTTACACGCAGAGGGAAAGCCGGGGCGAACACGGCAGCCATCAACCCGCATTTCAGTTTCGCCGGGCCAGGGCCTTCACCACCACGCCATCTTCCCTGGCAAGCCGCCGCGCGCGGCTCCGGTCCTTTCTTCCAACGCACCTGCAAGGAGTCCTATGCAGACACACGATTTCTTCACCCGGGTCATCGCGGCGAACTGCCTAGGCCCAAACATGAAACCCAGCGGAGGCGATGACAACGGCTGCATCGTGCTCTACGAATGCCCTTTGTGCGAGGAAGAGCACGAGGACAGCTGGGATGCGCAGCGCTGCTGTCGGCCGAACGAGATTTTCCGCTGCGCCGTATGCCGCAAGGATTACGAAGAGGAGGAAGAGGCCATCGCGTGCTGCCCGGGGGTGAGAACAGGCCAGCCAATGCAGTGCCCCGTGTGCTGCAAGGCCGCCGAGACCTTCGAGATCGCGGCGGACTGCTGCCTGCATACGCACCCCACCATGACAGCGCTGGGGCGTGAGCGTGTCGCCAAGGCAGTAGAGAAAGGCACGCCTTGGGATGTGGCTGTGGCGGAAAACGTCCAGCACTGACATGGCGCGCGGGTCAAGGCACGGCATCAACCGTGACGAATGGGAGCAGCGCCGCACCGAGTTCGTTCGGCGCGGAATGCAACTCCCTCAAACCAAGCTCATGCCGCTCGATGTGTCTGAGATCCGATCTGCAGCACGCCAGCGCGACCGCCTCAAGGCGCACATCAAGAACCACCTGAGCAATGCAGCGCTCGCCAAACGGTTTGGCGTCCATGAGCGAAGCGTCGAAAAAGTGCTCAGCCGGGAGTCCTGGAGCCACGAACCATAGCCAGCCTGCGCCATGCAGGCTTTCTTCCTTCTGGGCCTCGCCCACCGCCGGAGATGCACATGCAACGCGTCACCCCCATCGAACCATTCAACCCGGACCCCGATGCGCGATACCTGCGCGAGTCCCCGGGACCGATCGCTGAAGAGCAGAGCTTGTCAGGCCGCTGGCTGCTTGCCCTGCTGCTGGCGGTTGTCGTCGTGTCGTGCAGCGCATGCAGTTCGGCAGACGCAGCCCAAGAGCCCAGCGCCAGCGCGGCGGACTTGAAGCGCGCAGCGGCCTCGGCCTGGGCTTGCCCCGGCATGCATGCCGAGTGGTCCGGCGAGGTCGTTGTCTGCCTCCGGGAGCGGCTGTGATGCGCGCCCTCCTCCATCTCTTCATCTGGTCCGCCGTCTGCGCGGGCGCCATCGCTGCCGCTACGGCTGCCAACAACCTCTACCCCATCTGACCATGTTCAAGAACCTGACCATTTACCGCATCGCGTCCTCCTGGATGCCCGACTACCAGGCCATAGAAGCAGCGCTGGCAAAGTCCCCGTTCGCTGAATGCGGCCCAACCCAGGAGCGCAGTGCTGGCTGGGTGCCGCCGCGGGGCGAAGAGCACGGCGCGCTCGCGGAAAACATCGGCGGCCAGTGGATCTGCCGATTCATGACCGAGGCCAAGATGCTGCCGGCCAGCGTGCTCAACCGCCGCGTCAACGAGAAGGCCGCCCACATCGAGGCCACCGAAGGCCGCAAGCCCGGCAAGAAGGAAAAGAAGGAACTCAAGGAA